TTTTTGGATTATCCTTGGCCTACATTTGCGAAGCTTGGTGAGCAGGAAGTGCATGATTTTGAGATTTTTGTTAATCCTACCTCATTGACTGAAGATGCTGACGGGAACGTTCCCCTCTTTGGTTATCAGTCTCGCTATGCGGATTGGAAGTATCATTGCAGTACTAATCATGGTGATTTTCGTGATGAATTGTTATTTTGGACTCTTACTCGTGTTTTTGCTACTCAGCCGGTTTTGTCTCAGACGTTTAATGAATTTGACGATACTACTCAGAATCGTATTTTCGCTGTTGGTTCGGTGGAAACGGATAATTTTTGGTGCTATGTTCATAACAAGTTGACGGTTAAGCGTGCTCTTCCTTATTTTGGTACTCCTAATACCCTAGGTTTTGGATCATGATTAAGTTATATCCCTCTGTTCAGGTTGCTAGGCAATCTTTTGCAGGCGTTAAGCGTTGTACTGTTCCTAATCAGTCTTTGTCTTTACGTGAAATCGTTAAGCGTTTTGTGCGTCGTGAGTCTCTGCCTCTGTCTGTTCCCGGTGTTTATGAGGAACGTTTTGGTGATTTAGAGAAGTTATCTAAGGCGGACATTTTTGACCAGATGGAGCGTGTTAAGGAGCTTAAGGCTCAGATTGCAGATTTTAATAAGCGTTCTATGGAGCGTGCACAGGCCGATGCAGCTGCTAAGGCTAAGGCCAGCGCTCCCGTTGCAGGTATCCCGGGGAGTGGAGAACCCCCGGTCAAAATCCCCCCGATAGGGGCGTGACAGGTTAATTTTGAAGGGGGTAGGCTCCACCCCCGGTAAGCCCCGCAAGGGGCTTTTTTTATTCTATTCTATTTTCTATTTTATTTCTATTATATATTCTATTGTATGTATTTGTATTTTTTTTTTTTATTTAACACACGAACCGCGCCCCGGCGAAGCGACCACGGCGCCCTGAGCGGAGCGAGCGAGTATGAATGAAGCGCAGCGTAATGATAACGAGCGGTCAGCGTAGCGCGCGCCGTGGAGTTTGCTGAGCAGGAGACAGGGTCTCCGTAGGGATCAGCGCTCTTTTGTTCCGAAAGGAACAGTTGGTGAGTGTGTGGTATTGTGTACAGTATTTTTTGCTGTACAGTGTATGTTTATCGCTCTGGCTCCCTCATGGAGCCAGTGGCGTTTTTAGGCTCGGAGAGCCGTTGCAAAGTATTTACTTGATTTACTTTGCTAAGTGACACTATTGTCACTATCATTGTATTATGAAGAATGACAATGATGTTTTAGATGAGGCTCAAGGAGTCGAATCTATTCCGGAGGTTTCCACTATCAAGAAGTGGATGACTCGCGATCTCGGTGCTTGTATTGTTTTTTTAAAGGCTTTACAAGATGATCCTAATTTACAGGATGTTATGGCTACGTATTTGCAGGGCCGTATTTCTAATTTTAAGAACAAGCCTGATCCTAGTCAGATGCCTTCGTTCGATCGTTCTCCTAAAGGTGTTGCGTGATGCCGGCTTGGCTTGTTCCCGCTGCTATAGCTGCCGGCCAGTTAATTACTGGGCTCATTGGTCAGCATAAGCAGAATAAGTATGAGAAGGGTTTAGCCCGTTATCAGGCGGATATGAATCAGAAGTATCTTGATGCTCAGAATGCCTATAATACTCCTAAGGCTCAGATGTCTCGTTTTCAGGATGCCGGTTTGAATCCGAATTTGATTTATGGTCAGGGAAGTCCCGGCAATCAGTCGGAATCGTTAAAGTATCCGCAGCAGAGGTCTGTTGATCAGGGTGCGGCCTTAAGTGCTATTGGGCCTAATTTTATGAATGCTATGATGACTCAGTCTCAAGTTCAGGCTATTGATGCCAAGACTCGGGATACTTATGTTGTTACTCGTTTGCATCAGTTACAGAATCAGGTTCTTGCTCGCAATCCTTCGTTACAGGATTCCGGTTTTGAAGCTATCATGTCTTCTCTGATTTCGTCTGCCGAGATTAAGGCGAGCGAATCTAAGATTAAAGGTCAGGAAGCTAGGCTTCTGACTACTCAGGACATGAAGACCGGTCTTCAGTATGGTGAACAGATGTTTTTGCGTCAGATGGATTTTTTAGAACAGAAGTTCAATTTGTCTAATCAGGACGCTAAGGTTAAAGCTGAGATCATCAGCGGTAAGGAGTTTCAGAATGAGTTGTTGCGTATTCAGAGCGAATGGATGCGTGATGCTAAGATTACTCCGCAGCACATTTACACGTTTATTCAGATGTTATTAATGAAACTTTTAAATTAAATTTTATGGCATATTCAAGAAGGTCTAGAGGTCGTCGTCGCGGTGGTCGCGGTCGTGGCCGTGGTCAGCATTTGCGTTCGTATCGTATGGCCCGTGGTGGTATACGGTTATGAGGGTTCGTAGGAAGAATCGTCGGATGATGCGCAAGGTTATGCGCAAAGTTGGTTTAGGTAAGCGTGATATGCGGCAGCGCATGCGCATTCATCGTAAATATTTTAGAAAGCGATGAAGACTTTTATTAATGTTTGTTATCATGTTCGTAGTCTCGGTTACGATTATTCGTCTTGTCGCGCTCGTCGCGCTCATGTTCGTACGTATTTAAATTTTTATTAGCATGGAGTGTCAAACGCCTAGGTATTTACATAAGCAGGATATGGTTGTGCCCTGCGGGAATTGTGCATTTTGTGGTGCTACTAAGCGTTCAGATTGGGCGTTGCGTTTGCATTATGAAGGCCGTCGCCATTTAGTGAAGCGTTTTGTGACTTTGACTTATGCGGATGCGCATCTCGTGTGGGCGCATGGTAATTCTCAGTTGCATAAGCGTCATTTGCAGTTATGGTTTAAGAAAGTGCGTAAGACTGGTGCTAAGATAAGGTACTTTGCTGTAGGAGAGTATGGATCTAAAACGTATAGGCCCCATTATCACGTTTTGTTATTTGGCGATGTTAGTGAAGCTGTTATTCGTGATTCTTGGACTTTTGGCCATGTTCATATAGGGCAGGTTACTGAGGCTTCTGTGATGTATTGCCTAGGCTATTTGATTTCCGGCCGTGGCTGGAAGATGCGTATTAAGCGTGAGCGTCCTTTTACTATTATGTCTCGTCGTCCGGGTATTGGCGCGGGGTATTTAACCCCGGCTATGATTGAATGGCACAGGTCGGGGCGTAAGAATTATGCCATTCTTGACGGTGCTAAGCGTCATTTGCCCCGTTATTACAAGTGTAAGATTTTTTCTAAGATTGATCTCGTTAGGATCGCGGTACGAGATCAGAAAGCGTTGTTTAAGAAAGCGGTCGAATGGGTTCGGTCCCCGGCTATGCGAAGGCAAGCCGATCCGCTCGCATATCGTAAGTTGCAGTATGATAGGTTAGCGAAACAGATTCGCGCCAAGTGTAAAGAGAATTTAGTTATTTAACCCCCCTTTTAATTTATGAGTAAGTATGCAGGTTTTCAGAGTGTTAAGCTTAATAAGCCACAGCGCTCTGCTTTTGATTTGACCCATGACAAGCGCATGACTATGCGCATGGGTAAGTTAGTTCCGATCTTGATTGAAGAGTGTATTCCGAGTGACTCGTTTCGAGGCTCTTCGGAAATTTTGATGCGGTTGGCCCCGTTATTGGCTCCCATTTATGATCAGATCGAGTTGTATGTTCATTATTTTTTTGTGCCGAATCGCCTCCTTTGGGAGGATTGGGAGGAATTTATCACTGGTGGCCGTCTTGGTGTCGGTGTTGATCCGGCGACGGCTCCTGTTCCCCCTTTTGTTGATCTTGGTGCGTGGCTGGCTGTTGGGCCTTCGTCTTTTGACAAGGGTACTTTACTTGATTATTTAGGTGTGCCAGATTTGGATGTTGTTGACCCTAATCCCGCTAATTGGGATGGTTTGCATTTGGATGTTATGCCGATTTATGCCTATCAATTGTGTTGGTATGAATATTACAGAGATCGTAATTTTGTTGCTGATGATTCTACTTTTCCTCTTAGTTCTGGTGAACAGGCTGCAGGTAATGTGTCTGGCCAGATTTTGCGGACGCGGAATTATATGCATGATTATTTTACTTCTGCTCTTCCGTTTACTCAAAGAGGTGAAGAAGTTTTGATGCCTATTCAGCTCGGTGGTACGGCACCTATTTATGCTGACCCTGTTGGTTCTGAGACTAGTGCTACGGTGTCGGCTATTGGTCAGCCAGGTGCTACCAGTATTGGTTATGGTGTTACTGTTGAAGATAATGCTGCTCATCCCGGTGATTTGTATATTAAGGGTGAAGATTTTGATGGTACTTCTACTTCTATTAATGATTTTCGTTCAGCCTATGCGTTGCAGGTTTGGTTAGAGCGTAATGCTATCGGTGGTTCTCGTTATACAGAGTCTACGCAAGCTCATTTTGGCGTGAAACCTCAGGATTCTCGTTTGCAGCGCCCCGAATATATTGGTGGGGGGCGCATTCCGGTACGGATTTCAGAAGTTGTTTCTACTGCGTGGTCTAACGATTCTACGGGAGATCCTCCCGTGCAGATTCCTCTAGCTAATATGGCAGGTCATGGTATTACTTATGGTAACACTAACCAGTTCAATTATTTTTGTACCGAGCATGGTTTTATTATTGGTATTGCGTCTATTATGAACCCCCCTTCTTATCAGCAGGGCTTGCCCCGGATGTTTCGTCGTCGTTCGTTTTTGGATTATCCTTGGCCTACATTTGCGAAGCTTGGTGAGCAGGAAGTGCATGATTTTGAGATTTTTGTTAATCCTACCTCATTGACTGAAGATGCTGACGGGAACGTTCCCCTCTTTG